CAAGCCCGGCAACAGCCTGCACCAGACGGGCAGGACCACCACCAGCGTTAGGTAGTTCAGAAACCTTAGTGCCACTGCCACCAAAACGCACTTCAATCAGATCCATGTCAAGGACAAGACCTTTGTAGTTCGTGTTAGTAATCGTGGAACCAGAAATCGTGGACACAAACGTAGACGGGTGAAGGCGAAGCGTACCAAAGTCTCCTTCAAAGATCTGCACAGACTGAATGAATGCAGAATCACCAGCATCACGGTTGAACGTCTGAACCTTAGTCGCACCAGCAGCAAGCGTGTTTGTGCTGTTAGAGATCGTGGACAGAGTCGTCGTCGAAAGTAGGCTGGTGAAAGCACGCTTCAGCGAAGTGCCAACGATGCAATCATACGTCTTCAACTGGCCACGCTGCTCGTAAATGCTCTTGAGCAAGTCCTGAACAGCAACATCAGTAAGACCAGATGCATTAGCTCCAGTAACAATGCTGCCAGAAGGCGTGCGGAAGTTGGTGGGAATAGCACCACCAGTGCCAGTGCCAGCAGCATTGATCCACGTCTGCAACCCAGCAGTGCGGTAAGGAGCAACACCACTGTCAGCTTGTGCCGTCTGGTTAGAGCCAAACGTCACTTCCATGTCACGCTTAACACCAGTAAGCGCTTTGCTGACTTCGTAAGCAAGAGCATCACGCACACCAGCAATGTTTGCCACATCCTGCGTAAGCGGAGACACGCGAACAGCACGCCGGAAAATCTGAGCGTAGTTACTCAGCTCAGTACGATAACGAATACCACCAGTGTTGGGAGTCTGCCCATCGTTGTTGGTGTAGTTATCGTAAGTCGATACATCAGTGCCATCAATAATACCACCTGCAATAGGTGCAGGCAAAGAATCAGCCTGCCAGCGGAAATAGGTATTCCCAAGCTGACGACCTTTCTTTGCCATAGACACAATAGGCGTGTCTTTAGCATCAACAAGCGCAAGAAGATCCATAAGGTCTTCGCGTTTTCCGATCACATTGGGTTCAGTAAGAAGTGCCATAATAATTAATAAGTTAAGTTGTTTGAAAAAAGGGATTAAATCCCCATTGCCTTTAGAACGTCTGCAAGACTGCTTTGTGAGCGATCAGATGCAAATTGCCTCCTAGCATTTGAAAGAGACGTTTCAGTTTGTGAACTAATAGCTGGACTCACAACACCCGGCTGAGAAGGAGCACGCTTTGGTACAACCTTTGCAACTGGTTTTGCTGCTTTGCCCAACCTTGCTTGCCGCGATGAAATACCTTCAACAAACAGTCCAACAATATGCTTCCAGTCAGGTCTCCTAGATTTGATCTCAGGAAAATCCTTAATCAACTGTTGAGCAATTTGATATTCCGTTGTGTCTGGCTTTTTCCACCAATTGTACTCTTGCACTGTAGGCCCATCAAACTGGGCTTCAGCTTCCAAGTATTTGCGACGAGCAGGAAGTTCAATCTCCTTGCGTCTCAACGCAGTTTTACGCATTGCCCTAACATCTTCAAAAGTAAGTTCTCGCTCACTTCCATCTGCTAGAGTTACCACTGCTCCATCTGGGTTTTCCTCAGTCCACAACAACACATCCAATGCTGATTGCGCTTCGCGCTCAACATCATCAATGCTTTGCAACTTTTCAGAAAACTCAGAAGTTTGTGGCCTACTAGCAGGTTCTGCTTTGGCCTGCTTCAACTTCGCTTCAAGCTCTGCTACCTTTTCCTGTGCTTGCTTTGCTTCAATCTCAGCCGCTTTTTTCTTTGCGGCCAATTTTGAAATTCGCTTTTGAACACCTCTGGGCAAATCACTTGAGTGATCTTCTTCATCAGCATCATCAGCACTAGCCTCGGTTTCCTCTGGCTTTGTGGAATCAGTATTGTCACTTGCATCTTCAGACTCACTGTCAGTCTGTGTTTCGCCTTCTTCCACTGCCACATCAGCAGTTTCAGTTGGCACTGTTTCATCCTCACTTGTAAGGATATTACCGCCAGCAATTAAGCTAGCTAGTTTGCTCTGATCGAGCAGTCCAAGTGCATTTCCAACAGATGTACTATTTTCCGCGCCATCCGTTGCTTGCGCGTTTTCGTTCGTAGACATGGGTTTTTATAGATGACCCCAGAGTCATCAGGTTGACTTGGTGTTTTATCCCGCCAATAGGAGTTATGGCTTCTATGCCATAGGTATTGCTAAAAAGTCAAGTATCTTGATTATTACTTTATGACGCTTTCTTGCAATGCAAGTAACGTCCTGTGCAATTCTCTCAAGCTAGATGCCCTTCCAGAGTTGTATGCTCTCACTTCGTTTGCAATTCCCTCAAGCAATGCGCCTTCAACTTCACGATCAGCATTCACATTAATTGTGTCTAGAATTAGCCTCCACAATGGATTGCTGCTTGCGTGTACCAACGCATTGATTTCGTCTGCTGTAATTGACCTATCCATAAAAAGAGCTGGGTGATTCAAAAGGTAAATACACAACCTGTTGCAGGATCTCCCTGCACACCACTCCCAGCAGAATTTGTTAACCTTGTATTTCTTCTTGTTGTGTTTCTTGGTTCAAATCTTGACTTATTTGGCTATCAGGCTGCATTTGAGCTGACTGCTGCGCCAGTTGATCGCCCAAAGGAGTAACTCCAAGCCTGCCAATCTGAGCGTTCTTCTGCTGAGTGATACTCATTTGCAGGTTCTGCACATAGTTTTGGAACAGCTTCTGAAACAACTGATCTTGTTGCAAAGCGGCCTGCGCCTTTGGGTTCTTCTTAACATTGTCCTGCACCATGTTGAGCTTCGCTTGTGCAGCAGGATCGTTTTCAGTGTAAAGCGGTTCAGATCCCAACATCATCAATCCAATATCAGACTGGACTTGACGATACATTTGCTGGCTGGCTTGGCCTTGATCAAGAATCAAATCAGTCGCCACTTCTGGCGCGATGGCATCAAGGATCATCTTAACAAGCCGATTACGATCAACAATGCCGCCAGCATCAAGCGGGATTACAAACTTGCTAATTGCTGCCAGTTTTTCCGAAACATAGTCGCTGTCCAATTCGCGAACATCAAATTTAACGGTTAGATCAAATCCACCTGCAACATCAGTTAGATTCTGTGGAATAGGCAGGCCAACAATACGCTCAATCTCTTCAGGTGCCATGTATTGAAGGCTTAACGCAAGAACCTGCTTGAAAACATTTGTCCAAGTAGTAAGCCAAGCATTTACACGCATTTGCTGAAGCATTTGGCTTTTAATTGGAGGAACTGATGGGTGAGTTAATCCAAAGTAGTTTGCCACATTTGCTTCAACCGTCTCGATCAAGCTGAATGCAGTGTTTGGAGCGCGATTAGGAGCCTCCATAAACGTGTAGTCATCTGGCCTAGTAACAGGCAATGGTACACCTGGTCCAATGCGAGTTGGTTGTCCTACACGTTTTACAACCTTGATCGGAGGCAGTGTCTCAAACGCAGTGCGATCCCTAAGCGAATCATGCTGCGCCTTGATTTCGTCCTGATCTGTGCTCACAAGCTCAGGGACTCCGCGAGAATCGTTTACAGTCCGGCGAGTGCGTTCCAATCGGTATTCAATAAATGGATACTCACCATGCGAATAATCAAGCAGTTCGTACAATGCAACTTGAGGAACATCTTCAACTCCTGCGCTGCTCATGCTTGGGCAAAATACAGTGTAGTAAATTGCAGGAATATCACCATCCATTGTTCGCAGGTATGCGTAGACAACCTCAATCAAGTTCTGACGATCAATGGTGCGATACGCAAGCGAAGTGCTAGCTGTATCAAATGATACCATGTTGGTTCCGCTAAATCCTTTTGCAGTCTTGCACGCAGACTCAACCCAATCCTTGTCCCAACCGTCAGATATAACTTTTCCTTTAAGCTCAACAGAAGTCATCCAGCACCTGCGAAAAATGATGCGAGCGGATTGCAGGTCCACAGTTTCTGGGGGGACAGCAATCTCATCCCATGGCTTTAACGCAACAACCATAGGCAGATTGCGTGAGACGTACTCTTGCTCAATTTCACCAACACCTGTCTCTCGCAAACCTTTCACAAACCGCTTCGCATCAGTAAGCGTCAAATCAGGGATAATTCCTTGAAAAATAGTAGCGCATTGATCCTCCGCATTTGGATCAGCAATCATTTCAGGAAGCTGAAGAAGAATATCAGACTGCATTGACTGAGCAGCAGCAGGAGCATTTTGAATGACTTCCTCAAACTTAATTTGCTGAATTCTCTTGCTGATTTTCTGATCCCATCCAGTGAAGAAAACTGTCCATCCGTATTGAGTTGCATACTGCGCACCAAGTTCTGCTTCACGCATAAACTCGTTAGACAACTTATTGTCCTTAATCCACTTGAGAAGAGTGGTTGCAGCAGCGGCAACCGTCATATCATTCATCTCAGTTGGCTTCCCCCTTAGGTCTGCCCTCGAAAAAGCAGCAAGCAACAACGCTGAAAGCTCATTACACACACTGTCAGCAAGACGGCACCTAACATCAGAGGCACCTTCAAAAGGCCAAGCAGGATTGCCTTCACTTCTAAAGTCAGAGTGCTTTTTCCCGTCAGAAGTCTGTCCCTGCCAGCGAGCATAACGAATGTCATCTAACGAGTTTACGCGAACACCATCTGGTCCTGTCCACGCAGCTCTACGCCACTCAGCCATAAGCACTCCAATGTCAGGTTTGTCTCCTAAGTCAGCAATTGGATCAGTTTGAGTTGGCATTTGAAATGTAAGCTAGAATTTTATCTCTGGAAAACCTTCTGCGTCCACCGGGTGTATTTGGACCCGATATAATTCCACTTGCTGCAAGTTTTAGCAAGGTTCCCCTTGATACATTCAGCAATTTCATAGTCTCACTGGGCTTAAGTAGTAAAGGAAGATCGTTCTTAATGGCGTCAATATCTAACATAGTTTTAATCAATACGAGCCACAAGCTACTGGCTTTGAGTCTTTTTGGTTTTTGATTTCAATGAATGTTGGGTTCATTACGGCAAGATATCCAAGGCAATCGATAGGATCTTTGCTGGCACCCTTTTGCCCATCAGTACCTGTCCATTCCCGCAAGCTGTAGATAAGGTTAGTGCATCGTTCACTGACAAATAACCTAGGTGAATTCTCCTGCCCAATAGGTTCGTCCCTATTGTAAGAAAGCAGGTCATTAATCAGCAAAACACGTTCATCAACAGCAACTCCTGCTGATGGCGTGCAGCTCAATCCAGCTTCATCAAGCAAGTCCAATAGAGTGATTCCACCCTCCTTGCTGGCAGTTGGTGTTCCTGCTGCTTTTGGGTCAATATAACGCTCTTCAACTTTCTCATCTCCTTCTAACTCAAGGATCATCTGCGCGTAGTCATTGACTCCTCTTCCTGCACCAGCACGTTGTGCAGGTCCCGGCTTCCCATCTGGCCTATCACAAGGCAAACACCACTCTCCATAAGTGTCATCCGGCCATTCCCTGTAAATGTACATTCTGTTCTTTTCATCCAGCCTAGCCCAAAGCATGAACCAATTCCTCGCTCCCGCTGGGTCAACAACCATGTAATTTGTCCCTTTGATTGGAACATTTTCATGCTTGATTACACTGTGCTCAGAGAAATTTGGGAACTGACTGCCAGCAGTGCTTTCAGCCCAGCCATATGCACGGATTTTAATGTCATAGCTGCTACGCCCCTTGAGCGTGTTTTGCATTGTTTGCCATGACGAATAAGGATTCAGCTTGGTGTGGAACCAGACAATGCCAGCTCTTCCTGCTCTAGCCTCTGCTCGATACGGCATATGACCAGCAGGTACGCCGGGAACATTTCCACCGGGAAGCAGTTCACTCTTTTTCCATTCAATTTGCTTCCAGCCACAGATTCCTTAACCGTCATCGTGTAACCAAGGATTGGTGTAAAGGTAAGTATAAGTTTTCCCTGCCTTGTGACTAACCGATAACGCAAGGTATCCAGCCAATCGTTTGGCACCAACTCATCACACCAAATTAAATCAGGTTCACCACCTTCAATGACCTGTTTGTCCTGCGCATAATTGAGAAACCAGACTTGATTGCGATCATACACACCAGTGTTGTCGCTGAACCCATTCTTCTGACTATAGCCCAAATTGGTGTACTTGCTCTTGCGTGCATTCCTTAATTCACGAGGTAGGTACTTATAAACAACCTGCTGCTGAAAAGCTATGGAGCTTTGGTTGGTAGTGTGCAAGCACCAGACCTTTACGCCGCGATTCTTACACCTACTCCTCAACCATTCTGGCCAAGGAAATTCACCACGCTCAAGACCAACAAGCATTTGTGCAACTCGCCTAGCTGCCCACTCAGTTTTGCCTGCACGATTGCCTCCAAGTACAAGAACTTCATCAGTCTTGTTCAAAATGTCATCAGCAGTCTTCCAATGCTCAGGCTCCATCCCATAACGGAACGGATCATCAACTTCAGCCAGCACTCTAGCTTCACGGTCTTGCAGCATCTTTGCAGATGCTTCAGCAGATTTTGCATAAAATATTTGTGCTTGTGCTCTTAATTTAATTGATTCAATTACTGCACCAGTATTAGCAGCCATTAATGCTTCTGCTTGTTCTAATGAACCAGCATACCCAATGGTCTTTCCTAACTTATCATTATAATCTTTTAATGCATCAGTTTTACTCATAGTGCCTTTCTTAGCAGCATCTATTGAGGCATTTACTTCAAATAATTTTACATTAAAATCACTAACATCTTTTGTAACTTGTTTTTGTGCATCATCATATGCTCTAGTAACATCTGTTGCACCTGTTATCGCATCAACAAGTTTATCCCAATATGCAACAAGTGCTGCAATACCAGCGATTAATAAACCAATACCAATTGCTTTAAGTGCGGCACCTAATCCAATTGTAGCAACCTCAGCGGCTTCTGTAGCCACAACTTCTGCTTCAGTGGCAGCAACATGTGCTTCTGTTGATACTGTTGCAGTTGCTTCTGCTACCGCTAATTCTTCTACTGCTAATACTTGTGCTTCTGT